GCATCAATCAGAAAAATAAACAAAGCCTACCCTGTAGCATCCACTGGGTGCTATTGGGTGCGCTGTTGCACTAATGCCCGAACGGGTCTATTTGGAGAAAATCATGTCAGACAAAATGACAGATGCCTACATCGAGGCTATTTATTTCACTGAAACGGGCGAAGATGGCCAGCCATCTGCTGATGAGCCGTTAAGCCCTGACACCATGCGAGAGGCTTGGGCCGCATGTCACCGGCTGCGCTTGGCTTGTTCCGGTGCTATCGATCTGACCCAGTTTGATCCGACACAGGTAGGGCATGATCTATGGCTTACCCGTAACGGGCATGGCACGGGATTTTGGGATAGAGAGGATGTGTACGGCGCAGAAAATGCACGCGCCTTAACCCTTATGGCTCGCGCAATGGGTGAGCATTACGCCGAATTTGGGGAGTAAGCCATGTCCGAAAACACAAAAGATATCCTGGCCGCTATCCTATTCGGCATTGCGCTTGCAATCCTTGGCCTAGCCTACTTTGACATTTTGTTCTACTGATGAAACCATGCGAACAATAAACCACACCTACTCTGCTGGGTCAGGAATCGAGCTTGACTGTGAGCTTGAATATGACCCTGGAGAACCCGCCAACACTGACCCAGAGTCTGCAACCTGCGGCCCAGCATGGCCACCAGTAGCCTACCTAATGTCAGCCAAGGTGCATGGGCTGGACATTCTGCCTGTGCTTGACCCGACCATCATCGAACAAATTGAGGCCTCTGTATGCTTTACGCTGGATTAGCCCTGCTGCTTAGGATCATCCTAGGCAAGCGGTAAGAATGGCCCTTCGGGGCCGTTTTTTATGGCAATTCCTCTTTGATGAGAACATCAACCCCAGGCGCTGATGAATAGACTTTTGTGACGTGTAGGCTGACGATCTGGCCATCATCCACATAAACCACACCATTTAGCCCATCTAGGACACTTTTCGCTAGGTTGTCTATGTCCGGTTTCTTGGTTGGCCTTTCCAAGCCCCGTAAACAGGCCTCCAGGCGCTTTTTAGGGTAGCTCTTAGGGACAGGTAGCCTAATGTACAGATAGACGGCTACAGGCGTTTCTAGCACTTCAGTTGGCCCCATTGCCTGCCGTGCGGTTTCACGGACTATGGTTTCGTAGTCGCTGGTTTTCCGAGGCGTGTAGGTTCGGACAAAGCCGCCGATCTTGCTGAATTTAGGCCTGCCCTTCGGTACTGGTGGCGCGTCAATCTGGAACTGAACCATGAAAGTCACTTTTTACGCTCCTCGTTCATCAGCCGCCGTAGTTCGGTTGCCGCGTCTAAGCCCCGTTTGCGTTCAATGGCCGAAATGATGACGCTCCACCATATCCTGGCCTGCTCTGCCCCAACTTGTCTGGCCTTGCGTTTGTACCGCTCCACCCATTCCCTGGCTTCCGTGCGCCTCATGTGCATCAAGGTCTCCGGTGAGGAATAGGGCGAAATCCACAACACCGGACGGGTAGGCAACACCCTCGCGGACTTTGTCGAGGATTTTTTGGGCTTGCTCATGGGTCATGGTTTAACATTCATTTCGATCAGTTTATCCAGGTAGTGCCGGGCCTTGCGTAGGTCTTCCACGCCTCCTTTGACTCTCCACCGACTGACGTACTTGATTATGTTGCCCTCAAAGTAGTCTAGTTTGTTGGCAGCAATGAAATCCCAGGGCTGGATTTCAGTTTTGTAGTGCTGCCCTGCGACTTGGGTTTCGTTTGCGCTCATACGCCTCGCCTGATCTGAGCCAGCCGCTCCCGGATGTGGTCGGGCATCGGTACGGTATTGGCAATCCGCTGCTGGTACTCTTGCTCCATTGTGAGGGGCTTTTTGATTTCTGGAATCTCAGCCCCATCCCATCTTGCCTGATTTAGGTAAACAAGTGGTGCTGGGATGAATGCACCGTTGTCTTTTCGCCACTGATCGGTTGTTTTCATCCACTCAACGTGCTTAATGATCTGATCTGCACACGTTTCGCAGTAGGTCTTCTTCCATTTTGCTAGGCAGGCTGCTTTGCCGCCTTTTCTGAATGACTTTGGCCATGCTGCCCAGAATCTGTCGAATCCACTCTCAAACATTGATTTCCTTTCAGTCATAGGTTCCCCAAGGGTGGATAACTACGATCCTCCCGCTCCAGCTTTCGATCTGCTACCGCAATTCATCTTAATTAAACCAAAAAAGCAGTCATCAGCCCAAGTGCGCCTGACGGATTGATTCGCTTATACGAGAGGTCTTGTTCCACCGTGTCCCTCACGCTTTACCAGTCGGTCAATCAACGCTGGTCGCCTTTTGCACCGGGGTGTGTCGGTGTGCGGTGTTTCTCGGGTTCAGTCCATGCAGACCATCAGCTAACGCGCCCTGACGGTTGTCTTCGGAAAACAAAAAAGCCGCTTAAGTTCTATCCCCGGTAGTGGAACCCCGGGGAGGATCCGGGGCCAGGGATAGACTTAAACGGCCTTACTTGCTGTCCACTACGACAACAAGTGCAGTGTCTAGGATTTCTGTGGACTTGTCAAGCCCCTACAAACCACTCGGGTTTGATAACCATCAGTTGATAGACGCGGCCCTGTGGCATCTGCTTCCACTGGTTCACTGCGCCCCTGGACACTCCAAGTATCCGAGCCAGTGCAGCCTGCGAACCCGCCCTTTTGATTGCCTCTTCTTTGGTCATCCGTACAGTGTACTCTACATTCACTGGCCACAGGTTAGGGTAAGTCCCTATGAAAAAGTCTTGTGTGGCGTTAAGAGAACTGTACAATCCACTCCCATGCCCTAGCAATCCCGCCGGGGTCTTTCAAGGAGAGAAGATGAGTATCGAGAATCTGCTCAAGACTAACGTCAACGAGCATACCGAGAAGAAGTCCAACCTGACCTACCTATCGTGGGCTTGGGCCTGGGCTGAAGCACTAAAGGCTGATCCAACCGCCACCTTCAAGGTGGAGACGTTTAAGCGAGATCAGTACACAGAAGAGCCGTTCATGACCCTGCCAGGAGGCACTGCGCTGGTCTGGGTCACTGTGACGATCTTTGGCAAGGCAATGACCTGCCAGCTTCCAGTTATGGATCACCGCAACAAGGCTATCCCTAATCCAGATGCGTTTGCGGTAAACACGGCCATCATGCGCTGCATGACTAAAGCTCTCAGCCTACATGGCTTGGGTCTATACATCTATGCCGGGGAAGATCTGCCAGAGGGTGATGCGCCTGACGTTACAGACTGGCTTGCAGCCATCGAAGCCACTGTGACAGGGGAAGAGCTTCAGACGGTCTACAAACAGGCCTACGAGGCTTGCCAGGGCCACCAGGACTCCATCAAGAAGGTGATCGAGGCCAAAGCAGCCCGGATCGCCCGTGCCAAGCAGGAGAAATCCAATGGATGAGCAGCGCACCGACGAGTGGTTCCAGCAGCGCCTGGGTAAAGTCACCGCAAGCAATCTGCACAAAGTGCTAGCGAAGACCAAAACCGGATACGGGGCTGATCGCGGCAATTACATGACTCAGCTAGTCCTGGAGCGAATCACTGGCAACCGAGCAGAGGGCTACACCAGTGCGGCCATCCAGTGGGGCATTGAGCAAGAGCAGTTCGCCAGAGCCGCATACGAGGCCTATAGGGGCGTTCTGGTGGAGGAGGTGGGGTTTATCCCTCACCCGACCATTGCGATGGCTGGAGCGTCTCCTGATGGGCTTGTAGAGGGTGGCATGGTCGAGATCAAGTGCCCAGAATCCAAGACCTTCCTGGAAGTCATACTGTCCAACAATCCGGTGGAGTCAAAGTACTTTGCTCAGATGCAGTGGCAGATGCGCTGCGCTGACCGGCCCTGGTGTGACTATGTTGTTTTTGACCCACGGTTTCCACCGAAAGCCCAACTGTTCATCGTTAGGGTAAATCGGGATGACAGGTGGATTGAAGAGGCTGAAACTGAGGTCAAGAAGTTCCTGGCTGAAGTGGAAGAAAAAGTGCAAGCGTTGAAACAGAAGATTGGAGAATGAAATGAGCAAAGTGTTGAAAGAGATTTCCTGCGTTACGGGCGAGTACAAGAATGCCCAGGGTGAGGTTAAGAAACGGTATAGCCGCATTGGCAGCATCATTGACACCAAGAACGGCCCGATGCTCAAGATCGATAGCATCCCGCTCAAAGAGGGTGGCTGGGATGGCTGGGCTTACATCAACAACCCCAAGAAGGAAGAGG